CCACTACATATAATATTTTTGCTATAGTAGAACATTTGAAGTTTGTAAAAATAGCATACGATAATTTCACATTTAATGAAGTATTCACTCATGTTCCTTGGTTTGATGATGCTGCATCCTTAAGTATAAAAGTCAAAGGCACATTTGAAGTGCATAGATATTATCCCAATAACAAGAAGAATTTTGATCAACTAAAAGCATATTTGAATAAATATGTCATGCCATATGAGATATCATTTTCTCAATTAGACTCAGCTGTATTAGTTGCTGGACAACAGAATCAAATTAATATATATCAAAAATGGATGAATTGTTACGATGGCATATGGGATGATGAAGACAGAATAGGCACTATATTGGAAGGAACTACAGAAACCAATTATAGAGATGAACCATATGCTTCCTCCTGGCGCGCATGCTATCTATTCAGATATTTGTTTGCTAGAGAAAGATCATTGAATGAAGTTAAATGGGTATTAGCTTGCGCTCGTGTATTTATATTGGGCAGAGTTCATAGATGTCTCGATCCAGGATGTATTATGAGATTTGTTATGATATTAGAAGGTTTCCAAGGATCAGGTAAAACGACGTGGGTTAAAAGTTTATCTATGAATGATTGGTTTCATTCAGAAATTGGGCCGAGTGATACTAAAGCAGACGCTAATGAGCAGAATAGAAAACTGGTTGGTAAAGATATAACAGAAATAGCTGAGTTGGCATATCTTAAGATTGATAGATATAGAATGAAACAAATGACTTCAGCTACACACAATGAACATAGACGGCATTATGAAAACAATTATGTTTCTCCTCCAAGATATTCTACATTTGTGGTTACTACAAATGAGTTGGAGAATTATTTGAGAGATGATACTGGCAATGATAGGTATGCTCCGATCTATATTGATAGAGACCCAAAGAAAGGCGAATTTATTGACCATGATGGATTTCATAGTATATATCATTTGCTCCTGGCGCAGGCTATACAATTATATCATGAAGGATATAAACCATTTCTCACAAGAGAAGAATTAGCATTACAAAATGTTGAGACCAAGAAGCGAGAACATATTACGTTGGAGGAAGAATGGACTATTGATTGGCTGAATACAATATCAGGAGAAGTGCTTAATTGGGATATAGCAAAAGATCCAAATGAAGGTGTATCTTGGGAGGATATTATTCAATCTCAAATAGATTTAACAGGAGATAAGTATAAATACAGATCTGGTATATTGAGGGCATTAACCAAATTAGGCTTTACAATATCGAAAGTGGTGAAAATACCTGGAACACAGACAAATGTTAGAAAAAGGTTTTGGGACAGTAATAAATAACGTTTCGGTAACGGTTTAATGAACTATATCGTTACCGAAATAATTATAGCTAAGTCGTTGTTATTAAAGGAAAAATTCATTTTAGTAACGTTAGTATCTCTAGTAACGGTAAAAAGGAATAAACCATTGAGTACAGCGAAGAACGTAATAATCAGAACGTTTTTCTAGCGAAGCGTAGAATAGGAAAAGAGCGTTATTAGCGTTACTTTCGCTCCTAACGTTACCGAAACTAATATTGTAAATCTAGTTAGACGCCGCCAGGAGAACCCATTACTATGATTGAACGTGACTTGGCAGAAGAGTTTGATGAATACTTCAACCACTTCGTGTTGTGGAAACCTAATAACAGAGAGGCCGGTTGGCCAGATCGTGGTATACAATTACACGCATCAGTATTAGTTTGGTGTGAATTAAAGACAACTAGAATACGTTCAGACGGTAAAATACTGTTAAGCAACTTTGAAAAAGAACAAGCAGCATTTATGTATAAGTGGACTAAACAAGGTGGTTATTGTTTCGTTCTGATAGCGATACTAGATCGTTACGGTGATAAGATGGGATACGGTGTTATTAGACCTATCATCTTTAATGATTGGCTTAAAGTCAGACAAAAACTATATAGTGTCCCTGATCTAATACCGTTTGAAACTATGGAACAAGTATTGAATTGGTTTAGAGCTACATATATTAGCCAAGATCGTTACGTCAAACGAGAGTAGATACGATCGTATAGACTATACGAACGTATATACGATAGATCGTTACGTAACGATCGAAAATAAAGCTTTACTCGTGCCCCGATCCGTAGTATAGGGCTAGATACTTGTATCCGTAATATAAACCCTGGCGAAACGACAATGTAAATGCCTGATGGTTTCGAACCTCACACTGAGCTAGCGCGCATTTATACTTTGCGTGAACTAATGACTGAGTGCCGGACACGCGTGCCTACAATTCTAAATCAAATTGACGATATGTTTGCCGATCCAGCATTGGATTATGCCAATCGGATCAAGTTAATTGAAATGGTTATGAACCGTGGCTTCGGTAAGCCACGTCAAACAGTATACATTTCAGACGATACTAGTGCGAACCAAAGTGCTAGTAGGGTCAAATTGTATTTGCCGGAGAACGGTCGCGTCAATCAGTCCACCAGAACAATTGACGCTGAGGCTGCATAATGTATGATGGATTTGACGCGAATAGTGATTTAGGGCCACAGCCTGGTCCTCAAGAACAATTCTTGTCAACTCCTGCCGATATAGCAATATATGGAGGTGCTGCTGGAGGTGGTAAAACATACGCGCTATTACTTGAACCTTGTCGCCACATGGATAATCCTGACTTTGGAGCAGTCATATTCCGGCGTGAAGCAGTTCAAATAACATCAGAAGGAGGTCTGTTCGACACTAGCTTCCAAATATACGGTCGTATTGATGGTATCCCTAAACAAGCACCATATCGTATGTGGCATTTCCCGAGCGGTGCCACAGTAACGTTCAGCCATCTACATAATGAACACGACGTTATGGATTGGCAGGGGGCACAAATACCATTAATTGGTTACGATGAACTAACGCATTTCTCTGAGAAACAATTCTGGTATATGTTGTCTCGCAATCGTTCTATGTGCGGAGTGCGCCCGTATATACGCGCGACATGTAATCCTGATTGTGACTCTTGGATTGCCACTCTCATTGCTTGGTGGATTGACCAAGATACTGGCTATGCTATACCTGAAAGATCAGGCATAGTTCGTTACTTTGTTAGGTTTGACGACTCAATGGTTTGGGCCGATACCCGCCAGGAGTTAATTAATAAATTCCCTGGATCGTTACCTAAATCATTCACTTTCATTCCTGCTACTCTTGAAGACAACGTAATACTCAACGAACGTGATCCGGATTATAGAGCCAATCTGGAAATGCTCACTAGAGTTGAGCGTGAACGTTTGCTTCGTGGTAATTGGAAAATCAGGCCTACTGCTGGTTCTTACTTCCCGCAAACAGCAATAAACGTTATTCCAGCAGAACCAACTGACGTTAAAATGTGGGTCCGTCGATGGGATTTGGCTGCTACTGAACCTAGTGAAGTAAACCCGTCACCCAGTGCTACTGCTTCTGTACTAATGGGCAGGCGAGAAAATGGACGTTTCGTTATTGCTGATGGTATTAGCATTAGATGTAATGCTTCTGTTGTGCGTGATATTTTGTCTAATACTGCTAGCCAAGATCGCAGCAAATATCGCCGAGTCACAACTGTCATACCACAAGACCCAGGACAAGCTGGAAAGGATCAATCGGCTAGTATCATTGCTTTCCTCGCAGGTTACAAAGTCAAATCAATCAGAGAGACTGGGCCCAAAGAGACCAGGGCCGAGCCTTTATCCGCTCAATGGCAAGCCGGAAACGTAGATGTTGTTGCTGGCCCTTGGGTGAATAGTTATTTGAAAGAAATGGCTGCCTTTCCTGAAGGTGATCACGACGATTACATAGATGCCTCCAGCGGTGCTTTTCTTGAATGTGTATCTGGCGTTTCTGCATATGAACGTTACTTAGCACTATCGTCATGAACGTATCTACCAGACAAGATGGTTATGCTAATCTGCTATCTGGACTAGGTGTTCCTGGTCTTGATAGAACATCCACCACATTTCAAACATCTGGTGTATTTGGTCGAGGTCTATCCAGATATTGGGCATCTAGATACTCAATATATGAACTAACCAATTTATACATTACTAATGGACTTGCCCAAAAGATAGTAGA